TGAGCGTATTGCGCGATTCCGAACGTCATCTCGCCGCAGGAAGCGAGGACGGGGCAGGGCGCTCGATTGCGACGACCACGCGGTCACGCGCGAACGGCTCGACCGCACTCACCTCGGCGCGACCGTTCAGCGTTACACCGAAGAAAATCACGCCGCTCGATCTCTTGGTCCGGGCGGGCACCGTGCAGTTGTTCGCGCACATGCACCGCAAGCCGGTCGATGAAATCCGCCGCACCATTTACGGCGACGACGAGCCGACCAAGGCGGTGCTCGAATGGCAGATGCGGGCGGCAACCGCACCGGCCATGACGTCAGTCGCCGGATGGGCGGCTGAACTCGTGCAGCAGATCGTCGTGGACTTCATGGCGACGTTGCTGCCGAAATCGGTTTATCCGCGTCTGTCGGGCTATGGCCTGTCGTTGTCCTTCGGGCGCAACGGCAAGATCATCATCCCGACACGGTCGCGGACGCCGACCATTGCTGGCTCGTTCGTCGGTGAAGGCCAGCCGATCCCTGTCCGCCAGGGGGCGTTCACGTCTCAAACGCTCACCCCGAAAAAGATGGCGGTCATCACGACATGGACGCGCGAGATCGACGAGCACTCTGTCCCGGCCATCGAAGGCTTGCTCCGCAACGCCATCGGCGAGGACACCGCGATCTCGCTCGATGCCGTGCTGCTCGATGCCAACCCGGCGACGCTCATCCGGCCCGCCGGTCTGCTCAACGGCGTGGCGGGCCTGACCCCCACGGCGGGCGGCGGCTTTGCTGCGGCGGTCGGCGACATCAAGGCGCTCACGGGCGCACTGATCACCGGCACGGCGGGCAATGTGCGGACGCCTGTCTGGATCATGAACCCGCAACAGGCCAACAGCCTTGGCCTGATCGCAATGCCGGGAATGGGCGTGTTTCCCTTCCGTCAGGAAATTGCCGCCGGAAATCTCGGCGGCTGGCCGGTCATCGATTCCGGCACGGTGCCTCTCGGCACCGTCATCGCGATGGATGCCGCCGACTTCGTCAGTGTCGGAGGCGAGGGTCCACGCTTCGAGATCAGCGATCAGGCGACGCTGCATCTTGAGGACACCACGCCAGCCGACATCGGCACACCGGGAACACCGGGTGTCGTCGCCGCGCCGGTCAAGTCGATGTTCCAGACCGACAGTCTGGCGCTGCGGCTCATCCTGCCGATCAATTGGGCGGTCCGTCGCGCAGGGACCGTTGCATGGGTGGCGGGCGTTACTTGGTAGTCGAACGAGTCCCCGTCTGATCACGTGATCGGACGGGGATTCCACTTGTGGAAAATTCAACAGGAGATAATCCGATGACCGACGCTACTGAACAGGCAAAAGCCGACGCCGCCGCGAAGAAACGCGATGAGGATACGAAGAAACACGCGGAGGACACCAAGAAGAAGCTGGCCGACGAACGCGAGGCCCGCGACAAATCCGCCAAGGCCGGAACGAGGGAAGGCGTGGCGGGATCGAAGCCAACCCCGACGCAGGAGGAAAACGATCTCGCCGCGTCCGGCGTTCACGTCATGGAACACGAGGACGACGGCAGCGGTCCTGATCCGAATTCGCCGGAGGCCAAACAGTCCGAAGCGAACAAGGCACCGCAGCAACGCGGCGGCTACGCGACGAGGCAGGCAACTCCGTCGGCCCGTCACGAATGACCGTTCGCGGTTTTCTGTCACGAATTGCGGATCAGTTCGTCCGCAAGGGCGAAGGGGACTATCACCCCGGCCCCTACCAATTGTCGGTTACCGGCGGGTTCTTGCCCGCCGGGACTGACTGGAATTATTGGCAGCAAGGCTACGATCCGATCTTCGGCAGCGAACGGTCTGCGATCTTGGAGGCTTGCGTCTCCGCCTATTCGCAGACCGTCGCCATGTGTCCAGGTGATCACTGGCGATTGAAAGAAAACGGCGGACGCGAGCGCGTCACGAACTCGGCGCTATCGCGCGTCCTGCGCCGTCCGAATGATTATCAGTCGATGAGCGACTTCATGCTCAATGCGACGCGCATGCTCTATCTTGAGGGCAACTGCTATGCGCTGGCGCTGCGCAATTCGCGCTACGAGATCGACGAACTGCACCTGATGGATACCAGAACGTCGTATCCGCGCCTCGCGGAGAACGGCGAAATTTTCTATCAGCTTTACGGCAACGATGTCATCGCCAAGCGGCTCAACGGCGAAAGCCTGTCGCCGGTCCCGATGCGCGACGTCCTGCATATCCGCCTGCACGTCACGCCACGGTTTCCGTTTCCGCTGGTCGGCACGTCGCCGATCAGCGCCGTGTACGACGACATCGGCGTCGGCTCGGCCATCGGGCGGCAGCAGATGAATTTCTACATGAACGAAGCGCGGCCTTCCGCCGTGCTCTCGACCGACATGGTGCTCGACAAGGATCAGACGCAAGCCCTGCGCGACCGCTGGAACGATCAGGCCAAGGGTCTGCACCAGGGCAGCACACCGATCCTCACCGCTGGCCTGAAGGTGCAGCCGTGGTCGGTCGGCGGCAAGGACGCGGCCACCGCCGAAATCCTCAAGCTGACGAACGAACATATTGCGCTCGCCTTTCGCATCCCGCTTCAGATCCTCGGCATCGGCGGCACCAACTACTCATCCACCGAATTGCTCATGCAAAGCTGGATCGCGTCGGGCTTGGGATTCGCGCTCAATCATATCGAGGAAGCGTTCGGCCTGTTGTTCGATCTCAAGGGCCAGCCCGACGAGTATGCGGAGTTCGACACCGGGGCATTGCTGCGCTCGGCGCAGAAGGACCGCATCGACTCGCTCGCGCGTGGCGTTCAGGGCGGCATCCTGTCGCCGAACGAGGCCCGCAATATCGAAGGCTATGGCGACGTGAAATTCGGCGACGAGCCGCGCGTTCAGCAGCAGGTCGTTCCGCTTTCTGCGGCCGGCGCGATACCGGCGTCACCACGACCGCCAGCGGCACCGCCCGCGCCAGCGGCAGACTTGCCGCAACCGAAAGGCAACCGCGATGACATCCAACGGGAAGTCCGAAACCTCCTCAATGGTGCCGCCCGCATCGGACGCCGCAGACTCTCTGCTTGAGGCGTGGCGCGAGGCACTGGCGGAGGTGCTCGATACGGAGCGGCGCGAGTGGACGCGCGAACGGGCGCTGATCGAAGCGCAAGCCGCCAGCGTCGTCTCGGCGCTCAAGGCCGACGTCGTGGCGCTGCGCTCGGAAATCGTGGACCGCGTGAACGCGCGGCTGGCAGAACTCAAAAACGGCGATCCCGGTGCGCCGGGTGACCACGGCGATCCGGGGCCAGCCGGACCGGCAGGACCCCAAGGGGAACCGGGGCTACCCGGTATTGGCACCGAAGGGCCAGCCGGACCGGCTGGACCGCCGGGAGAACCGGGAACACCGGGTGAACGCGGCCCGGAAGGCCCAATAGGACCGACGGGGGAGGCCGGGGAGCAGGGTAGCGCGGGCGAGCCGGGAAACGTGGGCGAACGAGGCGCGGAAGGCCCGGTAGGCCCGGAAGGGCCGCAAGGGCCACTCGGTGAGGCCGGACCGGCGGGACCGGCGGGCGAACCGGGAGCGCCGGGAGAGAACGGCAAGGACGGCAAGGAAGGCGAACCGGGTGCGCAGGGCAAGGCGGGGCCGCAGGGTCTGCGCGGCGAGCGCGGCGAGCACGGCGAGGCCGGTCTTGCTGGCATCAACGGCAAGGACGGCGCACCGGGCGAATTGCGCGAGGTCAAGCCGTATGTCGAGGGGTCCGTCCACTATCACGGCGACCTCGTGCTGCACGACGGCTCGACCTATCAGGCGAAGGCCGACACGGCGCGGCCACCGCCGCATGAGTCGTGGGGCCTGATCGCCTCGCGCGGTGTAGACGCTTCGCAGATGCAATTGCGCGGCACCTACAAGGACGGCGAGACGTATCGCTATCTCGACGTCGTGGCGCTCAACGGTTCAAGCTTTGTCGCCCGCACCAACAATCCCGGCACCTGTCCAGGTGCCGGATGGAAACTGCTCGCATCCGCCGGTCGGCCCGGAAAGCCCGGACCGAAAGGCGAGCACGGCGAGCGCGGGCCAGCGGGCGAGCGCGGACAATCGGGCAAGGACGCGCCGGTCATCCTGTCATGGCAGATCGACCGCAAGACCTTCCGCGCGACACCGCTCATGTCGGATGACAGCGAGGGTCCATCGCTCGATCTGCGCGGCCTGTTCGAACAATTCCAGATGGAAACGCGCTGATGGCCGACATCACCATCAAGGTCTTGGAGGTGGCGGACAGCTACGACCTCTGTACGCTCGACGAGATGAAACAGATGCTCGGCCTCGGGGTCACAACCCCGACCGACGATGAAGCCTTGCAGATGTGGATCACGCAATACTCGGACGTGATCGCCACCATGTGCAACCGGGTATTCGCCAAGGAAAAAGTCGCGGAGACGTGGCGCGGAGATGCACCGCCCTACGAGAACTACCGGGTGTTCCTGTCGCACTATCCGGTTGCCGATGCCGACGTCGAGTCGGTCGCCGTGGCGGGCGGCGGGCTGGTCGATCCGGCAAACTACGAACTTGAAAACAAGTCGGGCAAACTGTCGATCTACGGCGGCTTCAGCGAACCGCTCGTCGTCACCTATACCGGCGGCTACGACCTGCCCGAAGAAGCGCCAGAGGCGCTCAAACAGGCGCTCGCCCTGCTCGTCCAGGCGGGTCGCACCCATCTCGCGCGTCAGGTGACCAGCGGCATCCGCTCGATCTCGCACCGTGAGTCGCGCGTGATGTTTTTCGATGCGCTGGCGGGCGGGACCAAAGGCGCGAACTCGCCGCTGGCGGTCGCGGGCGAAACGGTGGACGCGCTGCTCTATCACTACATCCGCTTCAATGTTTGAGATCAAAGCCGAAGGCGTCGAGCCGCTCGCTGCGAAATTCGACAAGCTGGCGGCGCAGGTCGAGGCGCTGCATCACGAGATGCCGGACGAACTGACCGCGTGGCAGGTCGAGGACATGCGGCGGAAATATCCCAATATCGCGGTGACGCAAGCGGCCAATCAGACCACAGCGGAAACCGACATCTGGCCGCGCTCGCGGCAGGAAGGCAACCGCAAGCAACGGCGGGCGGCGTTCAAGCAACCGAAACGATACCGCCTCTCGGGCAATCGCGTCGTGCGCTCGGCACGTCGGGCGATCCTGCGGCCGGAATTATTCGCAAAGCTGCAACAGCGCATGAGCGCCCTGATCACGAAGGCGATGGCATGGCCGTAAACCTCGACGTGCTGCTTCAGTCGCCGATCTTCGACTTCTGGGCGGTGCCGGTCACGTTCATGCCGCTCGTCTCGCAACCGGCAGCGGCCAGCTATCCGGGGCGCGGCATCCTCAACACCTACAATCTCAATGTCACGGCGGACGACGGCTCGTTCTATTCCGACCAGCGCACCATTCTCGACATTCGTGACAGCGAGTTCGCCATCATGCCGCAGCAGGACGATCACATCGTGATCCCGCTCGATTGCAACAACGTGCCGAAGGGCGAGTACCAGATCATCGATGCGACCGGCGACGGCGGCGGTCAGACCTGCCTGACCATCCGCAAGGTCGAGACGAGAACCTGACATGCCCGTCACCAATCCGGGCCTCACCGATACGCAGAGTTTCGCGCTGGTGATCCGCGACGTGTTATATGACGCGCTCGACCGCGACCCGTTCTTCGACGACTACAACAAGCGCAAGACCAAGATGCTGGCAGTGATGCCGAACATGCTGCCGTTTCTCGGCGTCTACATCATCGACGAGACGATGCTGCCGGACGGCGACGCCAACGCGGGATGCGTCCGGTTCACGCACACGTTGCGCGTCGGCTTCTCGGTGATGGTCGCGCATAACGACCAGGCG